ATAGTCACCAAAGTTCTCCAACTGTGTTGTGTGTTGTGCCTCCTGTACATTCCCAAAATATACAAGGCAGTCATCTGACACCTTAAAATTCATTGGAAGATGTTCAAAGAATATATTTGAACCAACCAAATCAGTGATTGTTGACTCTCCACTTATAGCTGCATATATTTCCTCAAAGAATGTCATATACCAAGTTGTTTATTTGTTCTTCTTAGTTTGTTCTTAATAAACTTACCAATTCTTTGTCCATAATCATTTGTTAAATACTTAAGTACAGATCCAATTGATGCATCTATTGCAGGTCTGACAAATGGTCTCTCCTTCATCTTGCCTGTTCCTTTTGCCTTCCTTCCAACTCTTTGTCTTGTCATCCTTTCAGCAGTTCCATACTCGTGAAACCTGTATACAAAACCTTTCTTATCTCCACCAACCTTCTTTTTAATGCCAACAATTATTGCATTACCATTCTCAGGATCATTACCAACCTTTACGTATTTGTCAGCACCCTCAGGACTCCTTGCAATTATCTCTTTTTTGACCAAGTTTGCTGCACCTCTGTGAACAGACTTGAGTGCTTGCTGATGAACACTAGCAGGGAGAGTCTTAAGGATCTCATTGAATTCCTTCATTCCTTTTATCTCTATACCATCAATCTTATTCATTGTCCTCTCTCCTTCTTGTTACAACCCTGTATCCATCTCTCCTATTTAACTTTTCAATTGATGTGATCTCAAAAATGTCATCATCATATTTTATTCTGCAATCATATCCAAAGTTACTCAAGTACCTGAATATAAATACAACAGCAGATAAGTGAAGTTCTCCCTGTTGATCAGACTCCCATACCTTTGATCCACCAGTATAATACACTCCACTCCTCATTGTCTGTAAGTCAGACCAAGTCTCAGTGGGTGTACCAAGTGAGTCCTTTGATGATGTCTTTCTCTGTATTGTTATAACTCTATTTAGACTTGCTGCAAGCATTAGAAATATATTTTTTTATGAAATGCAAGAGCATTCCAAAAGTTTGCATCATTTTTATGAGTGCCTTGTATATAAGATCCTCTCTCAACATCATACAAGTCAGCAACCCTCCTCAATATAAATCTGAGCAGTGTTGATGGTACTTTTGCCCTATCAGAATACCCTGTCTTATACACAACAGTCAACTTGTCAGTTGTTATTGAAGATGGAAGTGTGATACTAATTTTTTGATCAGATAGTCTGACAGTACAGTTAGCAACTGTGACATCCTGAGACTGATCATCACTGTCAAGATATGAAATTGATGTTAGTGACAGATATGGAGATCTCTTAATTATAATTTCCTCACCACAGAAGTCATAAATGTCCAAGGTGTTTGATGTCTCTGAAATGTCTGACTCAATATAATTTTCAATTTCTTGAGTTGCATCCTCAATCAATTGAGATAGTAAAGTGTCATCATCATAAAAGTCATCCTCCAAATTGAGTTGCTTATGTACCTCTTCAATAGTGAGATGATATTTAATCTTACTTACTTCTGTATGTCTCATGATATTCCTTATGTAAAAAAAGAAAGGGAGGGAGTATAAGAACCTCCTCCCTTTTAATTTATTAATTTATAATCAATCTTAGCTAATTGCAACATTAGTTTTTGATGCAAAAGCACTTGGGTTGACAACATAATCAGCAAGCTGAGAGAATGTTATCTTCACAAGACCTGTATCGGATGCAGTATAAGGATCAATCAGCAATTCAACTCCTGACCACTTACCAACATATGCCCTTTTCCAATCACCATATACAATTGCATAATCATCAGTATTCTGAACAGCAAGAGCAGATGAACCAAAAGCAGGAACACCAAAAATGTCACCCTTCTGACTTCCACCTCTTTCCTCTTTTACTATGAATTGAGCAGTGTTGGTTGCTCTCTCAGTGGCAGCTAAATGATAGAATAACTCACGTGAAAGAACAAAGCCTTCCTTATCAAATGAATCAGTTGTCAAAGCAGCTATGATGTCAAGAACACCATTCCAAGTGATAGCAGCAGTCACATCAGTACCAGTGACAAAACCTGTCAACTCGTTTGCATCTCTTGCAGTCTGAAGAACCTTAGCAGAGATTGCTCTGTCAATAGACTCTATCATATCACTCATCATATCACTCATCACAACAGACTCAGCAAGATACTCCCTTGAATACTTCTTCCATCCCTGAACTCTTTCAGCACTCAATGTGCCTTTTGACAAGGTAGGTGATGACTCAGAAGCAGATCCAGCCTCAGCAACAAAAGCGGCACTATGTCCATTTGCAAATGGAAGGTCAATCTTTCCCTGAAGTCCTTCATACACAGTACATCCTATACTTTGATATAATGGAGTAGTTGTGATTATATCCAGCTTATTAACTTTTGTAGGGATGTGACCACCAGCAGCACCAGTTGTCTTTGTTTCGTTTGCTCTTCCAATAAGCATTGAAGGAACTATCAATCCATTTGGCTTGACATTAGCCCTCTGAAATTCAAGAACACCCTCTTGATGCATCTCAGCCTCAACACCTTCAAGTGGCTGACCTGTTAATCTTGCATGGATAGCTTTGGAGAGGTCATACCGTTCAGCAATTTTCTCTTCCTCCTTCTTAGGTGTATTCTTTACAATACTCTTATTGAGATCTTCAAGTCTTTCCTCTTTTTTGATCTTGTCATCCAGTTTGACAATATCAGAGTCAATCTCATCAAATCTTTTTTGAGCATCCTCTTCTGACATTTCTTTGTTCTCTGTCAGTGAGTTCATCTCTTCAATAAGTGATGCTCTCTTCTCTTTTAATTCAACAATAGTTTTATTCATTTTTGTAAATATTTTGTTTTAATGAAGTTTATTTCTCTTCCTCTTATCTATATAGACGACACTGAGCCTCTTTATTTCTTAAGCTGGTGTGTCCTTAATACAACCTTATTCTTAAAAGCCCTTTTTCTCTTCATTACAGCAACCTCTTCACCCTGAGTGATAGGCTCTTCAGTCTGCTCATCTTCCTTCTCTTCCCTTGGTATCATATCCTCAAAGTCTGATCTTGCAACCTTTGTTGATGTACCATCATATGCAGCCCTTACCACTGTACTCAGATCATATAACCCTGTCATATTGGTGATATATCTCAACAGGTTTCCATCTTCATCCCTCTCCCATCTCTGACCTTCAGTGTCAACCGTAAATATGAATGAGGTTTCATACAATACTCCACTTCTCACAAGTTCATAGGTATCATTCCCTAGTGTGGTATTCGGAATTTCAGCCCTAAATTTAAGACCAGTATCATCAACACTGAATGTGAGTGACTGTACTCCTTTGGATGGATTATATCTTGCCATAGGTTCAGACATATTATGCTGAAATGTATACAATACATCAAGATCTTCCTTCCTTTGGAGCAGTCCATCCAAGGCACTCCTCTCAATTATTTCTGTGAAGATCTCACCATCTTCAAATATTAGCTTTGATCTGCTATTAAATAATATGGCATATCCTTCAAGGTATCTCTTTCCATCCTCTGTCTCAATTGACCTGACTCTCAGGTCATTATTACTGATGTCATACAATCTTGTCTCTTTCATATCTATTTACTTTTTTTTGTTGTTCTCTTTTTTGCAGCCCTCTTTGGGGGAGGTTTACTTTTATTTTTATGTTGTGATATTATCATCTTTACTTCTGACCTCTCTTTACACTCACCAATCACCTCAGCATATATAGCCCCACCATCCTCAATAATTTTATTTATTTTGTGATGCTCTACTGACCTTCTGAGGAACTTTGCCTCAGACAATATCTGAAGGAGTCTGACCTCCTCATTGTATGGAGTCACAGTGTAAAGTATTGTGTCATCATCATGATATATTCTAATAACCTTTGTCATATTACTTATCATCATTTGTTGGCTCTTTTGGTGTCTGCTGAGATCCTTTATTCTTATATTGCTCAAGTCCCATCATATTAGACTGAATTAAGTGTATATCCTGAACTTCACTTGCTGGCAGACCTTCAAATATGGCTGCTGTCTGTGGAGTCATTACACCTGTATAAATCATATTTTTAAAATACTCGGTTTTAGTCTTTGTGTCAGGCTCTACCAAGCTATTTATATTAAATTCAATCTCCCTACCTGCAAGTAAGTCTGTACTTGTCAGCAGTTTCATTTGCAACTCTGCCTTATACATTCTTGTAATTGGAGCAATGGTATGAACCTTGAAGCCAATCTGCATTGCCTCAATTGAGTTGAATTTGCTCTGTGTGTAGTCTCCAGAAGACATGAAAACAGGTACTCCATAATGAGCAGAGATTTGCTGACT